CCCCCGGTCACACTGGCCAGCCGTCCCGCCCGATCCGCACACGGTGGCGCTGACGCTTCCCGAACTGCTCTGCGCTGCGTCGCGAATGGCACTCGGCACAAAGACAGCGGATGTTACTGTCATCGTCGCTGCCACCGTGCGCCAGCGGGACGATGTGATCCGGCACGGTCGCAGCAGTGACACGGCCAGCCTCCCTGCAATCCCGACACAGCGGCTCAGCCCTCAGGCGACGTAGGCGCTGTTGCTGGCCTGCCCAGCCGCGCAATCTTTCAACCATGTCGATCTCCATGCCTGGTGAGGCGTAGGGCCGGCGTCAGCCGAGCCCGTAGCCGTCTCGCGCCCGCTCGCGCGCGTTCTCTGACGTTGCCGGATGGCGCTGTGCCCATGCGCTGACGTTGCGGCCGGGTGCTGCCCCACCCCTCCAGCCCTGACGGGCCGGGGTGGCGCTACCGTTGCTCTCCGCCGTTCCGGCTGCGCGCGGCAGAGCCGCTTGCCTTCCGCCCCTTCGGGGCTGGCGCGCAGCTTGCGCTGCACGCCGTACCACAGGTTTTCAGGGTTGGTCTGGATGGTAGGTTGGCGCGCCTGCGGTGAGGGCAGAGTATTACTCTTCTTCCGTGTCCCCGATCGGGTACTCTTTCGGCGGCGGAAAGGGGGTTAGGTTTGGGGACTCTTTAACAGTCCCCAATTGGGCATCCTTTAAGGGTGTCTGTGAGGCACCCTTCCACGCCAGCCGATAGACCTTGACCTGCCTTGTCCTGCCCTGCCGCTGTCCGCTGTCCACTATGAGGCCCGCACGCTCCAACCTATCCAGCGCAGGGATGACCTGCTTGCGGTTGAGGCCGCTTAACTGACTGATCGCCGCGACAGACGGCCATGCATCGCCGGCCTGCAATGTGGCGTGATAGGCGAGCGCCAGGAGCACCAGCCGGTCACCGGCCTTTGCCACGCGCTGACTGAACGCCCATTTTACCGCCGCAGCATTCACCTGATGGCATCCGCCTCGGTCAGATCGTGGATGCGCCACCCCCGCGTCATGCGCAGGCCCGATGCCCAGCCACGTGCGTTGCGATGGCTGTCAAAGTCCCCGTTCAGGTCCTCGCCCTCGAGCGGCGGTTCAACCCGGACGCTGAAGCCGGACCCGAGCGACCGGATGCATATGCGGCGATCGTCAGCCATTGCGCGCCGCCGCCTCCTGCGCCTCGAAATGCTTCGCCAGCGTCGAGCGCCGGGCGCAAACAGTCTTGCCGATCTTGAACGTCGGAAGCTGTCCGTTGCCGTGCAGGTGATAGACCTGCTTTGCTGTCATGTTGAGGTGCGCGGCTATGGCGGGGACGCCATGCAGCAGGTCGGAGACTGTATCGTTCATGCGTCACTCCTTGCGTCATTGACGTGCCGGCCCACGTCGAAGAATGGCGGAAATCCGCCGTTTATGCCGGGTAACATCGGGAAGTGCCGACGCCACAAAAAAGGGCCTTTTCAGGCCCCTAAGTATCTTGAATTACTTGTATTTTTTCGCCCACAAATCGTTGCCCCAGCGGTCCTCATCGGTCACCGCGCTCATGATTGCCGAAATCAGCACAGGATTGCGCCGGATGCGGACCCGGCGTTCCGCGACAGCATCTTCGAATTCGCGAACCGATCCAGGCATCCAAAGGCCCTCCGGGTCGCGCTTGTCGGCCTTTGCCGCTGCCTTCATCGCTTCAGTCGGCGCGCCCTTTTTCGTGCCGCCCTGCGGATGCTCGACAAATTCGACAGACAGACCGAGCTTGTTGCATTCCGGTTCGAACCCGCTCTTGAAGGCGTACCGGTCGTAGGCGAAGCACTGCACGTCATAATCATGGTCGTATTCGGCCAGCGCCTGAGCGACGTGATCGTAACGTATGTTCTGGCCCTTAGGGGCATGGATATGCCCCGCGTCCAACCATTCGCGGTACGGCTGCTTGTCCCGCAGCGCCCGCGCGTCGATCGTGTCGCCCGGCGTCCATGCCTCAATCCAAACGTCAAACGTCGGCTTGGTGACAATCTGCACCTTGCCGTCACGCACGGCCTCGACCTGAACCGATCCGGTTTCAACGGCCGCGCCCATGGCGGTGATGTCACGATTCTGGCTGAGGTCTCCACTCAGCCATATGCGTTTTCCTTTATGTTCCGCCGGATCGAAGTCCGCGATGCAGGGCTCGATCGCCGCACGCGTCATCCACGCGGTTTCGGCGTCGGTCCACTGGCAAAAGTGTAACCGCAGAATGTTATTGAGCTTTGACGGCATGGCCTTCGCCTGCGCCACGACAGCCGCCAGATATTCCTTCGTAATCGTCACGCCGAGCAGGGGGTTTGCCTTCACCCAACATGACGGGTCATTCAAGGGATCGTCGCCCGCATCGAGCGAACACACGAAGCTAAACGTGCTGTCGTCAATGATGTTGCCGAGATAGGCGGCATCATCATCTTTGGCGTCGATGTTGCCGGCCGCCACGCGAACGGCATGCTCATGCTCCGACCAGCAGACAGAGTTACGGTTGGAGCCGCTGTTCGTGATCATGAACAGCAGCGGGTTAACGCGGAATTTGAAACCGCGCTCCAGCATTTCGATAATGCCGCCGTCGGGATGCTCGTGCACTTCGTCAATCAGCGCGAAATGCGGACGTGGCCCCGACCCGGTATTTTTCGTCTCGCGGCTGATCGGCCTGAAAAAAGACCCGGTTTTCAAGTAGGCCAGATTGTGAACCCGGCCCGGCCCGCCAGTCTTCTTGATCCGCTCCAGCAGCGAGGGTGACTTGTCGACCATTTTCACGGCGTCGCGGAACAGGATCGACGCCTGATCTTTGGTCGCACCAGCCGAGTAGATCTCGGCACCAGCTTCCCGATCGGCCATCATGCCATATAGCCCGACGCCGCCAGCTACCGGCGACTTGCCGTTACCCTTGCCCTCCTCAATGAACGCACGCGTGAAGCGCCGCACCGGCCGATCCTTGATGTCCGGCCGTCGAACCTTGGACATCCAGCCAAAAAGCGAGCCGATCTTGAACGCCTGGCTTTCGTGCAGGACAAGCGGCTTGCCCTCAAATTGCCCTTCGCTGAGCTTTAGCTGGCCCTCGAAAAACGAGATGGCGCGGTCAGCGGACGCGCGATCGAAATACAGGCCCCGCTTTGCCCCGTTCTTCAGGTCGTCAATATGACGGCGGCATGCGTTCCGAACATGAGGGCCGGCAATAACCTTCCCCGACTGGACACGCTTTGCATAGGCAAGAACGCGGTCAGTCGAAGATGTCGTCGTCGTCGCCCTTTTTACCATCGTCCGCCTTACGATTGCGCTCGTCGGTCAGACCCAGTTCCGCCATGTAGGCGCGCAACTGGCCGTGGCGGCTGGCGGGGAATAGGCGCGGACAAGTCATGAACTCGCCCCATAGTTCGCAGAACGCGATAGCCGCCGCCTTCTTGGAGCCGTCCAGCCATCCGGCCGGTTCGATGTAATCTTTCCACGCCGCCAAGGCCTCGCCCTTAAGTGCGCGAGGGCGGACCAACTTGCCAAAGCTACGCTGGGCTTCCTCGACGGCCTTTTTCGCCGCCTTCGTGTCGCCGTGGCGCGTGGGCCGGTGCGTTCCATCCACAAGGCGTAGGTGCGCCGCCTTCGGCTTCGCTCCTCTGGTCGCCATATTGGATGCTCCGATATTCAATGTGGTTTTGTGCGAAGTTTTGGTCCGCGCGGTCCTAGAGGCGCAAAGCCCTAGCCTTTTTGCCCCCCGCCCCCTGTCAGCCGTGCGTCCACCTGCGTTGCGGTACCGCGTCGACCTCCCCGTTGATGAGACGGTCCCCCTTCTCGATGTTGCAGCGGCGATGCGCGCAGGCGACATTATCGAGCGTGTGCGTGCCGCCGGCAGCCAAGGCAATGACATGATCCAGCTCAGGGGCATTCCACGCCATTGACCCACGCAGTTCCCGTGGGGCCGCTTCACCGCAAATATGGCATCGCCAGCCGTCGCGCTCCATCACGTCGATCGGGTTGACAGGCTCCATTGCCGCACCATACCTTGCGGCCCTCGACATGCCCTTCGCCACACGACGATGGTAGCGATCACTGCAAGCGTCACCACAGAAGCGCCGCCGCTTGTCTCCCCATGCTGTCGGCGCGAAAGCCGTGAGGCACTCAAGGCACGCACGCTCAGATACGTCCTTTGCGCTATGCCGTGCATAAGAGGACTTCCAACTGTCCCGACTGCGTATCGCAGCGCAGTCGATGCAGTACTTCCTGCCCACAGGAATTGAGATGCGACAATCGCCGCATTTAGAGGCGGCGCGCCGTGCCCACCGGGCGAACTCTTGCTTGGCCCGCGTCGTGGCCCTGATCTTCTCACCGTTCCACCGCTTGAGCACGAACCCGCATTCTCGGGAGCAGCAGGTTGTTCGGTCGGGCCGTGCTGGCATGAACACGGTGGCGCATACCTTGCAAACGTGACCCTGTTGTGCCCCGCTGGAGCGGGGGCTAAATAAACCATCAGCCATAGCGATCTTCCCTCGATCGTGGTGGTCAGGGTCGAGTGGAGATTGCCGTCTCGCTCGACCCGATTTACGCCTGAATGAATTCGCGGCACGGTGCCGCAAAACCCCAGATGCTAAAGCGGCCATCCATCAGGGCCGATCCGAATGACACGCTTCGGTGACCGCCCACTGTCCTGCGCCGTCTTTGCCTGGTGGCAATCGACGTTGATGGCCTGCAAGTTACTCTCGTCGTCGGTGCCACCGGCCGCCTTGCTGACAATGTGGTCGACATGTGTGGCGGCGTGAACGCGACCTTCGCGAAGACAGGGCTGGCATAGGTGCCGATCCCGATCCAGTACCCGCTTCCGCAGCTTGTCCCATGCGGTGCCGTAGCCGCGTTCGTGCCGAGATGTTCTGGACCATGCCATGGTGTAACCCCGCTGCACTGCGGAGGCGGACGGGACTCGAACCCGCGCATACCTCATCATGGTCTAGGCACCACACCGTCAAAGACTAGAGGCTGCTCTACCAGCTGAGCTACCGCAAACCGGATGGTTAGACCGGCCCATGCTCCGCGCAGACGGCACAAAAAAAGCCCGCTGCATGTGCAACGGGCGCAATTCGGCCAGCCCCTTTTTGGTGGATTTCGTGGCCACCTGCAAGCGGTATCTGCATCACGCCGACTCCTCCACCACGGCGTTGATGCGCTCGCGGATGATGGCGGCAATGTCGCTCCATTCCCGAAGCCTGCCGTCTTCGTCCAGAAACGCCGGGTCGACGGGCGGTAGCAGATACGGTTCGTCCGTCTGTTCCCTCCCATGCTCAGCGTGTCGAGCCTGATCGTATGTCGTGTCATCCAGTATGATCGGCGGGCCACCATACCGGACACCCAGCGGCGCGCGAGCCTCGTTCATCGCGTCCACCATCGCCTGATCCACCGCAGAAAAGGCATGTGCGACACACACCGGCCAACGGTTGATGGCCTCCAGCAACAGGCGCTTCGCCTTGCGGTTGTGGACCCGGTATCGCTTGGCCGCCACGGTAAAGCCGATCGCATCGCCTACGACCATGTCCAACACCAGCGCCTTCGGTGCCGGGATCATGTCCCGCCAGTAGCCATAGGCGCGATGCATCCGCACACGGTGGATGCGTTCCGCCACAGCTTGCGGCCGGCTGGACGTGTCGACGCGCGCCTCAAGGCTCGCGATCTTCACGCCCACATCAGCCTCAAGGCTGCGATAGACGTTCGCGATCTGGGCAACCCATTCAAGCTGATCCTTGTCGATCACGCCATTGGCATGCAGTTGCGCCAGCGCGCCGGAATGGGTCCGCGTCGCCTGATCCCACGTTTCAGGCGTGCCATAGGCCTTGTGATCCCATGCTTCGCGCAGGGCCACGGCTTCCTCGATGCCTGGCTCCAGTTCCACCGGCACGTCGACAGTCTTCGGGCGGCGGCGCGATTTCGCCTTGTGCACGGTCGCCTTCGCTACCGGGCGGGAATGCCCCAACACCAGATGGTCGATGCGTTGCTGCTCCCGCTTCCGGGCCGCAGCGATGCGCGCCATGCGGGCGTTGAACCGCAGCACCCGCTCAGGATTCGCGGCGTACGCAGCGGCAAGCTCCTGCCGGGCCGCAGCGATGCGCGCTAGCTTGGCCTCCTGTGGCGTCGCGCCCTCAAAGACCTCCCCAAATCGGTTCACGTCGAAATGCTTGCCCTTATCGCCCACAGCGCCGCTCCTTGCCGTCAGGATTATCATCAGCGCGCGGCGGCTCGCCTTGGCCTTCCCCAAGGGCGGATATTGACAGGTTGGGGGTGGCGGGGGTAGCGCTATAGGCGCTTCCCCCGACCCACCTGTCC